GTTCTTTTTAAGATCCAGCGATCCTCTACCAGAAGTTGCATTCTGGTATGGTTTTTAGCGCACAACTCTGTGAGCCACCAGTTCGTAGTACACCGCTTTCGGTGTACCGGGACAAATCCGTTTCGATTAGGCTGGTTCCTAAGATACGGTACAACTCGCTCATGGCACTGCAATCAGTGTTAATGCGAGAGGGCTGGGCACACAGCTTGAATTTCTTAACGTCCTCATAATCATCTAGAATGTTGTAGATTTGCATAATCTTGGCGTTAAGAAAAACCGACTCAAGGTATTTTTGGGCCGGTACCGATATAGGTGGGAAACCTATGGCGCCCCGGGCTACCGGGCCGCGCATTGACTCATCAACGCTAATGTGAGGAAAATTCCCCGTGTAGTCTATGGGTTTCCAATTGTCCATAAACGTACGTGCTCCCTTAAAAAACATCATTCCCCGAGTCTCAAGCTCTATTCGTTTGACCATAGCCCAAATAATTGGGTGGCCAGGGGAAGCATACCATAATGATAGTGCCTTGATGCGTAATAAGTATAATTGCTTTGATCTTTTAAGCTCTGCGCCCTTTCTGACCCACCAGACGCTCTGAGCGCGTCCGACAGATATAAACCGTTTCCCATCCATGAACCGATTCTGTAAAAAATCGGTGTCACCAGATTGAGTCCCGGATATCGCTACTGAAAAATCAAATCCTAAATCATTAAGGAGTTTTGTGTCTGGCACTTCTTGTTGTATGATGGCATCATCACCTTCCGCCGTCATGACGAAAGGTGTCTCGATCCCTCTTTTGTGATGACAAAATCCCATCAAACAAACACCTGATATACCATTACCAAAACTAGTCACGTAGTCTCCACTACATCTGCTTATAATGTTAGCAGTAAAAAACCGGGTTACCAACTCCCGATCCTTCTCAATTCCCCAGCGCTCTATAGCTGCTAGTAGGAATGAGGCACCCGCCTTCGCTGCCAGTTTCTTCAAAACATAGAATTCCAGCTCTCTGACCCATCCGCGTATTGACATCTCAAACGCGCTGTAGTCTGTGACCATGTGCTCACGATCCTGCATGTCTTCTACGATCTGAATCATCATCTCGTTGGTCATATGCTTGACCTGGAAATCCGCAAACTTGCCGTCGTTCCAACATGATATAATGTCTACCATCTGGACAGTCTCCATGGACATCAAAGGTGCCATAGTCATAATGCCTCTCGGCCTGACGTGTGCTTTCAACATCCCATCCTCGTCCGGAATCATTTTTACATTAGATTCGAACTTGTTAAATAGGCCGTGACTGGTATAAACTTTCTCTTGTTTCTTTGTCATTAGACCTTTATTATATCTCTGATAATCAGAAATCTGACTGCGAATAAATTCGGCTGTTTTCTTTCCTCGCTTAATGCGATCGAAAGCCACCTCCACTGGTTGCACTTCGAACGGACTCATGTCCACACTATCAATATAGCCATCTAGGAAATCTTTAGAAAAAGTCAAAAACTCATTCTTCAGACTTGGGGTTACCAGATCTTCTTTACTCATAGCGCGTCCGCCGAAGCACGCTGTCAACCCGTCTCTATCGGTTGATGTGAATAATCCCGGGACCAACGGTATGGTACCGCTAATCGGAGTTCCGATTGGGGCAACTGCAGCCGCCCTTTCAGGCGGCGTCAGATCCAAACGTTTGTTATCTCCCGGGACTCCATGTCACTCACAACCGTGAAACTTCTTGACAAAGTTAGCTCCCTTACCGCTACCTTCCAAGCACACATCTTGATTAGCCTCTATGGCATTGAAATTCTTGATGTGTGAAGTGCTAGAAGGCATGCTAACAACAACCAAACCCGCTGTTGAATACGCTGGCGTCTTCTCCGTCTCCCTATGAACAGTCTCCGCGACTTTGATCATGGCATTTCTTGTCATCGCCTCAATGTGATCGTTATCACTCATACTGTTCAACTCCCTGCCTGATTCGAGTCCTAATAGAACTCCGGCCAGGTCACCGTTGCGTGTCGCGCACATCTGTAAAGCAGGATATATTACATGTGCTTTCGTCCCATTGATTAGATACCTCCGCCTCGTGAATGGTATTCCAAATTTCCAATAGAAGAAATTAAATTTAGTGCGCGACTCGACCTCCTGATACATACTCTGAGCGACTGTTTTCTCTCTACATGCTGAATATGTGCGACGTTCGTCATTGTTCTCCATTGTCATAGCCTTCTCAAAACTAACTGACTTAGAGATACCGAACCAAGAGTACCCACGCGTTGTCCGCTGATGCGTACCCGCTAGGAACATGTGGTTTGCTGTCCCACCGGCTCGTGTTACCAATTGATAATGGTAGGAAGTATTCCTACCATCACCGATATGGCGCAAAATGACCCACTTGGAATAATTGCCATCATGAACAACTACTCCCCATTTCGAAAGAATCAATAAATTTACTGATTTCGAATGAGCATATTGAGCCAGATATTCATCTGTCCCTATCCTCACCTGAAAATCCTCGTAAACGTATAAGACCTTCTCTACTGTCTTGCTCCCTCCCAACATGCATAGATCACGTTTCAATGTCGGATCCATTTTCTGTTTTGTTGCGAGAGCAATGGCAACTAGACCACATATAGGTGCCCCGTTAGTGTCACACAAATTGACACTAGTCCGGTCCTGTATTTCTACATCTCCCTCGTTTAATCGTGCGTGAGCATTAGGCAACAGGCGCAAATAGTCGGCCGCCTCCCGTGAATGGAGAGCATCTCTATTTAGCTTGTCGGGACATAGAATAGTAGCCAATAAAGGTTCTAATTCCACCATCCCGTCAGTCTCACTGACTTCCTCTTCCTGTTCCTCACTCTCACTTACCTTATCCTCTTTATCCTTATGTTGATTGTTATTAGCATTATTATTAACATCATCATTGTTATTATTTTTATTTTTGTTATTTCCTTTGACCTCCGCATCCTTAATATTATCGCCGCCATCCTTATTGTTTTTATCATTATTATTTTTATCATTTTTATTGTTATTATTTTTAAGCTTGGCTTCGGCTTCGTCTGCCTTCCTGTTGTTTTCCTTATTGATGAAGAAATTGGTTCTTGCAGTTTTCAGGGCTTTCGCTGTGCGCTCGTCTTGCGATTTACGCTCTGCTTTCCTGGCTACTAGTTTCTCAATTTCTCTCTTCTCGGTATTAGCCAAATTGCTGCTCGCAACTGTAACCTTATCCGATAGATTTACATCAACTCTCTGCATGGGATTGACAACCGCAGCTGCCATATCTACCATCTCAACATCTTTTGCTCCGCCGTCTCCTTTATTTTTATTAATGTCATTGTCATTGGGTTTATTGTTATTATTATTATTTTTGCTATTGTTTGGTTTATTGGTAATTTTATCCACACTATCTAACTTCTTGCTTACCGCTATCGCATCCTTCACACCGTCCGCGGACGGGCCGCATTGCCCTCCGCCTTTCCCTGATCCCCCTCTGCTCTTAGAACCCGCGTTCTGAAGATTCTTGGATATGAAAGGAGTTCCCTTTCCACCTCCAATCAGGTGCAGACCGGCTTGCTGAGCCCCTAAAACCGGTTCTTCAACTGGTTCAGGGGACGCTTTCTCCTTGCCGCTAATCTTCTTGTTCTCCCTAATTTTCTTCCCCATATGCTGACCAATGAAAGCAATAGACGCTTCGGTCATCTTATTGAGAGGAATGGAATTAATTCTAACCTGACGTCCTGAAACGTTTTTCATATTATTAGGCACCATGAAGTAGCCATATTTTTTGGTGAATTTCTTCCAGAACGTGACGTCCCCGTGTAAAACGTTGATCGCCGCGTTCAATTGTTGGGTAGACCTAGCCTCAACGTAATATTCGTCGATGAATTGTTCAAAAAATTCACCTAATAATATTTCCTCGAGGTCAAGAAAATGTTTGCTGAGCTGGAAATACGTATATCCATCAGCCATAAAATGAGCTATGAAAATCCTATGAAACTTGGACTGAGTAGGGTTCTGACCACCTATTAAAGTGGAATGTTCCCATGCTCTCAAAATGGAACCGAATTCCTCTTCGGCTGCCAAGTTTTTTGGTTTCCCGGCACGTTTGACACCATATGTTTCCAACATATATCTCGCGTACGCGTTAGCCCCTTTTTGTCGCCTCACTGCATCCGCTAAGGGATCCGTGTGCGCGAGACCATGACCAGGCTGCTTCGCTTGTCCAGTGCGTTGCAAGTGTTTTTGTTTAACCCGGTCATGTTCCCGTTCAGGTTCGGCTACAGGCTTAACCTGCAACCTCCTCTTTCCGTTTTCTCCTGTTGAAGATCGAACTCCTGTTTGATTGAATAACTTAGTGGCGCGTGCGCGTCCATGGTTAGTCTTTTTATTTGTCATGAAAATGGAAAGTGTCAACCTAATGACAGCCCTTAAGGCGTTATGGAGTTTTCTAATCCCTCCTAAAAGTTTTTGTAGCCCTTGCTACTGGGTGATGATTATTGTTATGTATTATAAATATTATTGTATAAATTATTATAAATTTCACGTTATTGTTTATATATATGGACTATTATCGTTGTTATTATTAATATCATGGTTATGTCATGGTTATTATTTTATTATTGTTATTATTTGAGGAAATTGCGAGATGCCATTCGCTCATTCCTCCGGTGTATCATACGTCTAAGCCTGTGCTTAAACCTGTTTATCCTATCACACATCCGCATGGATGTGTTGGGTATGTAAAATGGAAAATTAATTTTCAGATCCAAAAGTGGATCGGCAGTATATTCGTAACAACTCTTCCAATTTGGATGAGTTCTTATAGAATCCGGTATCCACATGAGCTGGTTTGTCGCACGTGGGTCGGAAGCTATCTCGAAATGACTGATGATCTCTATAGTGTAGCTGTTCTTTATCAAGCCTGGAAACTCGGTGTCACAATAAAACCCAATAGTTAAACTAGCGGGTTGTATCGTGTGTCCGTGAGCATCCTCACTTGTATTGGTTGTCTCTCTAGCCAACCAAGGGTAATCCCCGTTCGACAGCCCGCGAACCATGGGGTCTCGATGGGCGTCTGTTGGGGGATAAACCCTCAGGTTGACTACTGAGTCAGCCGGGAACCTGGAATAATGGGGAAATTGGCCGTTCCCTTGATTAGAAGCATGCCAACCGTAGTCCCAATGGTTTTCTCCGGTTGGATCTAATGAATCAGGGGAGAAACTAATGTATCCTGCGAATTCACTGACCTTAGGGTCTGTCGAATCACTGCTTCTTGGTGTGATGCAAATATCTGCGTGCGTGACTCGACATCGGTGGGATCTGGAACTGAATCCTGACCTCGCCGTGTCCATTGGAATATATCCGCGCTTGGGATTCTCATAGAGCCAATCATCCTCGACAATTGTCGAATCGCTATACAAGCCATTGACAACATAATCGTAAGGACAAGGAGTCCAAGAAAGAAACCCATAGCCACTCTCATTCGTCGAAAGTTCAACTTCTTCTACTCTACGGAACTTCTGAAAACTACCTGTTTGGTACCTGGTTGGGTACTCAAAATTCGACTCGGCCTGTCAGCGGAGTGGATCCTCTTAGGCGGGATCCCTGGTATGCTGCGTAGGCTTTCTGTGCGAATGAACCGATGTTCAACAGGTCGTTGGTCGTCTGGTGAGACAAACCTTTTCCTAGTGCATTCCCGAAAAGATTGGATAAGTATGATGTTGCGCTGCTACTCTCTCTGATAGCACTGGGGTAGTCGGCTTGCGTTTCTGCATAAGCTGTGCGCATTATGCTTGACCCGCGCTCATGGGCATCAGAGCGGGTTACAATACCAGAGACGGCTGAACCGATGATCTCTGAGTGGACTATGTAGTCAAAGGAAAACGTGGTTCCCGGGACTGCACCATCCACCATGAAAACACAGGTACTGGCCGCTGAGGTGGTTCCATCCGAAGACTGTTCGCCACTGTAAGGATAAAACATATTTTGATATCCTCCCGTGGTTGTCCTGTTCAGGTATGACACTTCATGATCGTAAAGACCACTCTGTGTGATATAGACTTCCTCGTCACTGACTGTATCCTTGACCACACCATCATACTGAGACAGTGAGGAAAAGGGCAGAGTGCTTGGATCGGTCCTGTTCCCATCATTTAAGATTAAGAACCTACCGGCCATATCCAATATCTTGCCCGTGTACTTAACCCGCAAGCCAGCCGCAACCACCCTCGCGGATGCTTGAGACGGGTTTTGCGCGTTTAGCACAGAGCTCGTGATGACATTATTGGAAATGGGGATGTTAGTCTGACCACTCTCAGTGAGTAGTTTGTTGTAAGAATCAGAAGTAAAAGAAGCATTTGAATGCTGGATCTGGGTCAGGTCACTTGTAGGACTTGGAGATATGGCAATAAAGCATACTCCGCCTGACCCAATAGTCATAGATGCTCGCAGTACGGCATGCTTAGCACTATTGCCAATCATACCATGGGGAATGCAAGCACCGCGTGCTTTTACACTGAAAGAATCTCCTATAGCGTACCCGTACTTGACCACGCAGGGATCGTCAAGACCAAGCAGGGAAATAATATCCTGCGAGACACCTGATGATTTGCCCCGTGAAGTGTGTGTTGTCTTCTTGGCTGGCTTCTTCTTCTTCTTACTCAACATTTTTACCGCTCCCCGGGCACTAGCCGGGGGATGTTTTTGTTTATTATTATTATTATTAATTTTTGTTTTAGGCATTATAATTATTGTAGTCTCATATATAAATGAGAGCCCATAAGGCGTTGTGTGTAGTATTTAAGTGGTCTTTGACACCACCCAAAAACCAT